CAGCGCGATGTTGCCCACCCTCGTCTCGACGACGACGAAGTCGAGTCCGGGCCGCCCCTTCGACGCCCCGAGCTTCTTCGTGAGGCGCAGCGCTTCGAGGTGCTGGCGCTTCGCTGCGGTCGCTTCTTCCTTGCGGCGCGCCGCGTCCTCTCGCTCGAGCGATTCGATCTCCGCGAGCTCCTCTTTTGTCAGATCGCTCATGGTCAGAAGGCCGGGATGAGGTTCACGAGCGCCTTGCCGTCTTCGATCACTTGCGTCGGCTGCAAGGCGTATTGCATCACGATCGCCGACCCGTCGTTGCCGACCGTGCGTGAGGGGCGACCGACGATGTTGCAGTTCACCAGGATGACGCTTCGCACGCGCACGTCCTCGCTCATGACGAGCGCCAGCTGGAAGGTGGCCGCGGCGATGTTGTTGAGAGCGGGCGGGAAGCTGGCGATCACGGCGAGCTCGAACTTCGAGGCGGCGTCGGCGTAGATCCCGAGCGATGCGGAGCACGTGTAGAGCCCCGGCGCCTTGCCAAGCGCCGGTCCCCCGTCGTTCATGCCGTTCACAAGCTCGTGAGGGATCTCGTCGGACCACTCGATCGAGTCAATCTCCGTGATGCGGAACACGCCGTTGACCCGAACCGCAACGGAGTTGCGGGTGAACATCTTGCCGTTAAGGCGAATGAGTGTGGGGATCATGTGACCTCAGGCAGTGGGGAGGACGCGGACGAGGCCGGTCTTGCCGATGAAGTGCTTCACGTAGGCGAGGGGGACCGCGTTGATCGAGAAGTGGAGCGTGTCGGTGCCGAGGACATCATCTGTCCGCGACAGCGAGAATTGGATCCCGGAGACGCGCGCCGGATCCTGGTAGAGCGTCCGTAGCTCGGCGGAGATCGAGTCCTCGATCCCCTTCGCCACGCTCTCGCGGATCTTCCCGCTCGACGGATCGACGAGGATGGTCTGCGAGAGACGCGGCTGGAGAAGCGAGTAGGCGCTCTCGATGATCCGATTGATGATCGCCGACAGCTGGAAGTACCGGTAGTCGCTTCCCGCGCCGGAAAGCAGCCGCGGGTTGTTGACGTAGACGCCAGGGGAGATCGGCCGTCCACCCCACGTGCGGAGCGTGGTGAAGCCGAGGACGTCGAGCCCCGGGTAGCGGCGCTCGTCATGGAAATTGCGGAGCCCTGCGGCCGTCTCGACGAACACGCCAGGCAACGCCCCGTCCGACTTGGCCGCGGCGTCCTGCGAGTCGTCGATCAGCATCAAGCGAGCGGCGTAGGGGATCGACGGAGGCTGCCGGAGACGCCACCCGTTGACCACGCTCACGAGCTCGCACGCGTCGACGCAGCACGAGACCTCGTCGGATTGCACCCCTGCTGCGATGGTCGCCATCGCCGCTTGGAACGTCGCTCGGTCTTCCGCGCCAGCGACATCCCGCGCTCGTGTGCACGTAATTGCCTCCGGATACTTCCCCTGCGTGTGGAACGTCTTCACGAAGGTGTCGAGTTGGGCGAGGATCGTGTCGTCCGCATCTGCGAGGACGAGGACGCGCAGCCACTCGCCCGAGTAGTCGCTCAGGGCGGTGAGCGCCGCAGCCAGGTCCCCCGTCGTCGACTTCGGCCCCTTCGTCGAGACCCTGAAGACGTCGCCAGCGAGAAGAGTGCTCGTTGAGGATGAGAGGGTGAAGCTCACGCCTCGCGCGAGCGTCATCGTGAGGCTCGTCCCGAGCGCCTGCGGCACCGAGTAGTTCCCCCCGTCGTCGAGCGAGTAGCTAAACACGATCCCCGCCGTGCCGAGGGCTCCGCCGGTCGTGATCTTGACGACCGCGTCGAAGTCGCTGTCGGGTGCCGTGCTGCCTGCGGCGACCGTCGCGGTCCCCAGGACGCCGCTATGGTCGATCGTCCCGTACGCCGCTGCGGTGGTCGCCGCGCTCTTGATCCCGACGCACGGGACACCCTGCGCGATGCAGTATGACAACGCCTCGACCAGCTTCCCGGAGGTGAACGCCGTGATCACGTCGTCCTTGTTGACGTAGGACGCCGCCACGTTGCTCGTTCCCGCCGATGCCGGACCGACGATCGCGAGGATCCGCTCCGTGTTGGAGACCACGCCCAAGTTGCCATCGGTTTTTGCGATCTGGATGTCGGGGGTCATTTGCGGTCCTCAGGTGACTGGCTTCGGGAGTCCGGGTACAGGCCCCGGGGTCGCGATGGTGAGCGAGGTGTCGAAGATTGGGATGTTGAGGACGAGCGTGGCGGCGAGCTCGGCGCCGAAGCGCCCTTGCTTTCGGGTGTCGGTCCACCGCGCGCCCGTCCACTCGTGGGCGCCCCAGTACGCGCGCTGGACTTCCTGCGCGACGACCTCCCAGAGATCGAAGCACCTGCGGCGGTGGTCGAGTTCGCGCTCCGAGGTCGGGACGTAGCCAGCGAAGAAGACGTCGAAGACGAAGTTGACGTTGAAGAGCTGCCGCTTCGCGCCGAACTCGCCGTCGTCGCCCTCGCCGATGAAACGTGGTGCGAGGATCTCGAGCGGATCGGCTGCGGGAACGAAGGCGACGCGGTTCGCGGATCCCCCGTCGCCAAAGTTTGTCTGGTCGTTGCGCGACTCGATCCCATCGACGACGGTCACGTCCGTGAAGCCGCGATCGGCGAGGCGCGCGCGAACGATGTCGACCAGCTGGACGAACATCAGCCGACCGCCTTTTCGAAGACGCGCGTTGCGGCGTCGACGATGGCCGCCTTCATCGGAGGGGGGATCGGGTCGCCGGGGTCGGGGATGATCTGGCGCTTCGGGGCGTGGAACTTGGACTTCGTTCCGCCCTTTGCGTGCCTTGCGGCGGCGCGTTGACGGTGGCGCTTCGCTTCCTTCGTCTGCGACGAGCCTCCGGCGCCATGATGGTGGTAGACCCACGGCGGCCCGATCTTCAGATCGATACGCGCGCCCTTCACGCTCGACGAGATGGCCTTCGCGGCCCCCGCGAGTGGCTGGCCTCCGTCGGCCAGTGGAGGCCATGGATCTCCTGATGGCGTCTGTCCAGCCGCTGCCGTCTTGCGTACCTCGGCGAGGATGTCGGCTTCAGCCGCCTTCGCAGTGCGCTCGTTGAGCCGTCGCAGGCTCTCGACGCCGGCGATGAACGCCTCGAGTTCAGCGTGGCCGCTCATCGGCTTCTCTCGTCCTTCACCGCCTCGGCTTGCCGATCCGTCCACGTGTACGGTGAGGCCTCGCTGTATCCGAAGGGCCCGCCGAGCGTGGGGCCGTCATCGCCACCCTTGGCCGTCGAGAGGAGGGGGAGATCGTAGAGGCCGACCTCCGAGTCCGCGGCCTCCTTCAGCTCGTCGAGGGCTTGCGCAGCCGCGGCGTCGAGGGATTCGATCTGCTCGTCCGAGGGATCAATCCCTCGACGCCGATACACCATGGGCGTCACGAGCGCGACAAGCCAGCCGCATGCGATCTCCGGGACGGGAGCGACGAACGGCACCGCGTACCGCTTGCGGAGCCGCGCGTAGATCCTGCTCGTCCCGATGATGAGTTGCGTCTGGACGAAGGTGCGGTGTGCCGTGCGCTTCGCGATGAGCGTCGCGTCCGTCCACGCCCCCGTAGGATCGAAGAAGTCCCCCATGACCATGCTCGCCGGCGCGATGGTGCGCGCGGCGAATTCGTCGAGGTCGAGGAGGCTTCCGGCGAGGGGCATGCTTTCAATAGGCCGACCCCGGGGCCCACGCCGGGAGAGCGCGTGGACCGTCGGGGTGAGGCGACTTACAGGGGTGAGGAGCGGCCGTTATGGGCCGTAGGGGGTCAGGCTGCCTTGACCTTGAAGATGCCGTAAGGGTGGCCGTAGCCGACGGCGTTTCGGCCGCTCGTGTGCCATTCGAGCTCGTCGGCGCGGTCGAGGACGGCGTCCACCCCCGTCCCTCCACCGCGGCCGGTGTAGTACCGGACCGAGAAGGGCTCACGGTCGACGTAGACGATGGCGCCCATCTGAGATGAGGCCATCGCATCGCACACGACGAAGTACGTCGTATCGCTTTCGAATCCGGCGAGTTCGTCGCAGCAGATCGGCTGCCCGTACCCGAGAGCGCGGATGATGGCCTCGACGTCCGCGCCACCGCCGCCGGTCGCCGCCGCTTGCGCGAGGAGTCGGGCGTTGGTGAGTTGGACCGCACGCGGGTAAAGGACCGGCGAGCAGAGGATCGCGGACGGCCGCAGGCGCCGGGGGTCCGATCCATTCGGCATCTTGAGGCTCGCGACCGCCCCGAACACCTTCCCGAGATTGTTGAGTGCGACGTCCGCCGTCACGCTCGTGTCGATCGGCGCCGCGGTCCCCCCCGTGAGAAGGTTCGCAAAGGTGCCGTTCGCCGTGTTCTGTCCGTTGTTCGGGTGCGAGGCGGAGAAGAACACCTCCCCGTCGTAGGACTTCGACGTCGACAGCGCCCCGTTCTTGAGGAGCGTCGCGACCTGTTTCTGCGGCCAATACGCTTGTTGCGCCCCCATCTGCACTGACCAATCGGTCGCAAGCTGGACGCCATTTCCGTCGAGATCCTCGAATTGCTGCCGACGGAGCTTCAGGCCCTTGCCGGCGGTCTTCGGGGCGTACTCGGTCTCGAGGATCGTCATGTTGTCGAAGGCGATGTTTCCGCCTTGCCCCTGATCTTCGAGCTGCGCGGTGTTGAGCACCCACGTCACGATCTCGCGGCGCGACTGCGTCGGCAGCACCTTCGTGCATGCCGGCCACCACAGCTGGCTCGTGAGGCGGAGATACTCGTTCTCCTGGATCATCCGCATGCGGGATTCCAGATCGAACACGAATGACGGAGTCAATGCGGGCATGGCTGGGTCCTCCTCACGGACTCACGTAGGCGTTTGCGAACCACTTGCCGCCCGTCTTCGT